GATTACTGGCATCCAATGATCGGTGGTATCTTTAAGGGTCAGATGGACCTTTATGAACACGATCAGCCACGGCCTTGGATCAAGCAGTATTATAAGTTTGAAACAGGATAAGATTGCCGAAAGGCATATACCATGCGATAGCTGTGGTTCGTCGGATGCACGTTGTGTGTATGAAGATGGCCACAGCTATTGCTTCAGTTGCAACGAATATAAACCTAGGGAGGGACATATTCCCGATACCGACGTCACGTATGAGTATCTCGCTCAACGTGGAATTACTAAAGAGACATTTGAATTTTATGATATTCGTACAAAGATTGATAGCGAAGGCAAACCCATATCGATGGGTTATGTCTATCCTAATAAGTCAGTTAAAGTTAGAACACTTCCTAAGGGTTTTCATACTGTAGGTGATATCAGTAAAGCTGGTTTATTTGGTCGTAATCTCTTCGGCCCCGGCAGCAGCCGGTCAGTCACGATAACTGAAGGGGAATTAGATGCTGTCTCACTCTATCAGGTTCTTCGGTCGCCTTGCGTTTCTGTACGTAGTAGTGGGAGCGCTAAGCTGGATTGCTCAATCGACCGATCCTGGCTTAACTCGTTTGAACGTATTTACATCGCGTTTGACAACGATGAACCGGGACGCGCTGCTGCAGCTGAAGTCGCAAAGCTCTTTGATTACAACAAAGTTTATGACGTCAGATTTGGTGGCGGACGTAAGGACGCGAATGACTATCTTCAACACGGAGAAGAAGTCGAACTAAAGCGGACTTGGTGGAATTCAAAGAAGTTCCTTCCCGATAACCTGATCTCATCGCTAGATGATTTCGAGAAGGAACTGCTTAAGCCTGTCAAATCAGGTATCAGCTATCCATTCCCGACACTCAGTCATATGACATATGGGTTAAGGACTGGAGAGGTAGTCCTGCTTACAGCTCAAGAGGGTGTAGGTAAGACTGAGGTTATGCATACAATCCAACATCATCTACTGAAGGAGACTACGGATGCGATCGGTGCAATCTACCTTGAAGAGTCAAAGCAAAGACTTCTACAAGCAATGGCAGGCATTGAACTCCAAAAGCCAGTCCATCTTCCAGACAGCGGTTGTACACCTGATCAGGTCGTCGCTGCTCTCAAGCAGGTGGTGCCTACCGATGATCGTCTCTACATCTATAACCACTTTGGTTCTGACGATCCAGAAAGTCTGCTTGACACAATTCGGTTTCTCGTTACTGCCCGTGGCTGTCGCTGGATTTTCTTTGACCTTATTTCTCTGGCCGTTACTGGTCTCGGCGGAGATCGCGAGAGAGAAGCTCTTGAATACCTCTCCGCCCGACTAGAGATTATGACTCAGGAGTTAGATTTCGGTCTAATCATGGTGAGTCACGTCAATGACCACGGTGATACACGTGGCTCACGCATGATTGGTAAGAACTGCCACATCAGAATAGACCTCGAACGTGATGTCAAATCAGCCGATGACAGGTCTCGATTGACGACTAAATTGACGATTTCAAAGAACCGTCCGACCAGTAAAACAGGTCCTGCTGGCAATCTCCTATTTAATCCAATTAGTTATACACTTTCAGAAGACCTTGGTATACCTTTGACCGATTCACCACCGCTGCAGCCAGAGGAAATGGAATGTTCGACCTCATCGCTTGTGTAATCATCGTTGCGTTCGTAGTAGGACAGATTCTCGTCATCCAGAGCAACTTACGAGGGGACAAATGAGCTACCATCTTCTTACATCGGCAGAGAAACAGGAAGTCCTTGAAGACTTAATTACAGCCTTCAATCTCGACAACCTAACCGAAGAATCCTTCCGTGAAGAACTCGGCAAGCTTGGTAAGAATGCCACCGATATCGATGATTTAGTTAAAGAATATCGTCCAGCTGCTCCGGAGAACGACGACGACTTCGGAGAAGTCTAAACGTAATCGGAGATTACTATGGTGATTTCGGCTAAGGATGGTTACTACGGCTTCTATGAAGCTCTGGAATACATAAGAAAGAAGAACATGGAGAAACCATGTCAAACCACCGAACAGAAAAGTTCAACAGAGTCCTTAACGGACTCGTCACAGGACTCCCCACCAAAGCCATCGCGACAACGGTAGGAGTCACTGAACAATATGTCAGAGACATCAAGAAACGGTGTATCGAGACTGTTACCAAGGTTAAGGATAACGTCGTCGAACCGGGTCAGAAGTCTTTCCGCTTTGGTAGAAAGAACCAATACGACTGAATAGGAGGCCCGTACAGCGGCTTGTTACCCGTGGGCTACTTAGGTAGCAGGCGACGTAAATAACGCATGTACGGGCTTCCTACACCCTCCTAGAAGGCATTTAAATGATATACTATTCTATACCTGATTTACATGGTAGATTTGATCTTTTGCTTAAAGCGATTGAATTGATTGATTTGGACGCTAATCGTCCTGTTAAGGACTATCAGATTATTACTACTGGTGATTACATCGACCGTGGACCTGATAGTAAGAAAATCATAGATTACCTCATCGCCAATGATCGCATCAAAGCCTTGAAGGGCAACCACGAAGACATGATGCATCAGTCCATCACTACACCCCTGCATCCTGATTGGTGGATAGGTAATGGCGGTGATGCAACTCTTAAGTCTTACGGCTGGGGTGGTGAACCGTATTACCAGATATCCTACGAAGTGGTGCCTAAAGCACACCTAGATTGGATTAATGAATTGCCTCTGTTCTATGAGACAGAGAAGCAGGTATTCGTCCACGCCGGTATTCCTCAGAAGGAAATGAACCTTCCTCCTAAGAATGATCGTCTAAAGGAAGAGATGATTTGGATGTTGTACGACAAACATACAACCGGAGGGTGGAAAGGTAAACACGTCGTCCATGGACACGATCAGTTCGCTGATGGACCCCATACATGGCATGGACCTTATGGTGGTAGAACTGATCTCGATACATGGGCATATCATACAGGTCGTCTAGCTATTGGAGTTTTCGATGATACTCAGGGACCACCAATCCGAATCCTTGAAGTCCGAGGAGACGACTACAATGACGGCCAAACCTACTCTTAAGGTTATTCGTGGTGGTAAAGACAACACCGTCGAACCTCCGAGTGATAACTGGTTGATTAATTTATCTGCGGGTACGACTTTTGTAGCAAAGGTTAACGATAAAACCATTGACTATGAGTTGTATCACGTGGTATTTAAAACCATTGATGCTGTGCTCCTACGGTGGCAGCTGCCTGATGAAAAGCAGTGGGACCGCTGGGTAGACAGCAAAGAATTCTCAAAACGGTATCCCCATTACATCCTATTGGGAGAACCGCAACAACAAGAGTCAGACAATGACGGTAATCGGAAATGTAATCTCGGTGGACTTCCCGACGTGGTACTGCATGAGGCAGTGCAAAGAGTCGATCAAGTGGTGCCAGAGACAGAATAATCCTATCTATCAGGTAGAGATTGATGGCGAGAAGGCCATCCTGCAGACCTTCATGGATGAGATATTCGGAAGGAAGGCAGCTTGATAGTTAAAGAACTAATCGAGAAACTGCAATCATACCCTCCTGAGATGAGAGTTCTCGGTAGAGGGTATGAGAGCGGTTACAACGATATCGATGATGTAGAAATGTTTGATGTCCACCATTGCACGGATAATCCGTGGTATGACGGTGAATACCAAGACATCAAAAGTTACAATGAAGGTGAACATCAACAGCTAACCGTGGTGACACTGACATGAAATGGTATAACTATGTAGAGATAGAGATATCGTTAGCAATCACAACAGCTTTGTTGTCTCAGTTAGATGGTAAACATATCTTCTACGGACACGATATGTATACGTATTATTTGATTTATTATAAATAATTGAAATACTTTTTTGATATCGAGACTAATGCATTAACTAATCCAGATCGTATCTGGGTAGTTGTTATAAAGAACTCTGATACCGGAGAGTATCGGAGCTATTACGACTTAACTAAAAGGAGTGACGAACGTGAAAGATTTCGTCGAGACGTTGCTGAAATTGTCGGTAAAGCCGGTAATCTACTCATTGGGCACAATTGCTGCGGTTTTGATTGGCCTATCCTTTGTGCCGCAGTTCGCTTGGATTACGAAGCTCTCCCTGATAATGTTCTTGACACACTTGCCATAAGTCGATGTGCCGACTACTCAAGACAAGGCCATTCGATAGAAGATTACGGGATCGAGTTTGACTATCCGAAGATCGATTTCTCAGACTTCTCTAAGTTCTCTCCTGAAATGGAAACTTACTGTAAGAGAGACGTAGACATCTGTGAAAAGATTTGGAATAAGTATAAACGCTATCTTAGTAATCCAGAGCATCTTGCTAGCATCCGTTTGGAATGCCAGTTTCAAAGCGTCTGTGATACTCTTACTCGAAATGGCTTTTGTTTTAATATTATTAAAGCTCAGAAGTTACTCTCGAAAGTCGAGGAAGAACTCGGAGTATTAGACCGAGATATCCTTGAAGCATTTCCACCAAAGCTGAAGTTAATTAGGGAAATTCATCCTAAGGAGACGAAGCATGGGACGCTTTCTAAAACCGACTTTCGTTGGGTATCTGATGGAAACCTCTCTGAGTTTAATGGTGGGCCTTTCTGCAGGTGTAGCTGGGAGTCTTTCAACCCTAGTTCTCACAAACAGATTATTTCAGTCTTGTCTGGAGCAGGGTGGAAGCCCGTTGATAAGACTAAATCCCACATCGACACAGAGCGAGAAGTTGCTCGATTACGAGGAGCAAAAGCTTCTCCAGAAGTTCTTGAAAGATTATCCGAGTTACGAAAATCTGGTTGGAAAGTAAACGAAGCCAACCTAGAGACGTTACCTCCTTCGGCTCCTAAGCCAGCTAGGCTGCTGGCAAAGCGTATCATGCTTGAGTCTAGACGAAGAACTCTCACTGAGTGGCTATCTC